GCTCCCCGCAATATACGCTGGCAGTTGGCGACACTATTGATTTTTACTACGGCGTAGATTGTGCCGGACTTTCATCTATTAACTTTTATCTAGCAGCATAAGGAATCAAAAATGAAATATTTATTACCTGTACTTGCATTAACTCTTGTGGCTTGTAACACCTTTAATGGCGCTGTTGATGGCTCACAACAGATTGTAGGAACCACTGTTGACTCGGCGCAGTCTATGGTTTCAGACACTGCCAAAGGTATTGGCGCAGGATCAGCTACCTTTGTTGAAGGCATTGCCACTGACATTCGCAAAGCGTCTGAGTAAATGTTAGCGGAGATTGCTGCGGCCAACGCTGCCTTTAAGGTTATCAAGACAGCGTTAAGTCACGGCAAAGAGCTATACGACTGCTCCGCTGATGTCCAATCTTACTTTGACAGTAAAAGCTCAATTGCTAAACGTGTTGCCTCTAAGGGTAAGAATGACCTAGAGGCTTTTATGGCCCTTGAAAAGATTAAAGAGCAAGAGGAATGGCTGAAAGATTACATGGTCTACAGTTGTCGTGCAGGCATGTATTCAGATTGGCTGGCTTTTCAAAGTGAATGCAAAAAGAAGCGAGATAGAAAGGCAAGGCTGGCAGTTCAGGCTAGGCGGCAAACTATCAAGCTTATTAAACAGTTCGTTACCGTTATCGGCATAGCGATAGCAGTAATCCCAGTAATGGTCTATGCAATCATATTCATGGTGAAAAGATAATGACTACAGTTAGAGAGATGGAAGCGAAGCTAAACGGGCATGAGAAAGAATGCGCTGTAAGATATGCCAATATAGAAAAGCAACTTGACCAGGGCAACGCCAAATTTGATAAAATTAATACTCGATTTGATGCTGTTGATAAGCGGTTGTGGCTTCTTTATCCCTTTGTGCTAGTCTCTCCTCTCCTAGAGAAGTTATTCCAATGAGTATATTAAACTCTTTAATAGCCCCGGTAACTGGTCTTCTTGACAAGTTTATTCCTGATGCCGACACGAAGCAGAAAATAGCGCACGAGCTGGCGACTATGGCTGAACGTCACGGTCAGGAGATAGCCCTAGCTCAGATAAAGTTAAACACCGAAGAGGCTAAAGGAAACTGGTTTCAGAGTGGATGGCGCCCTGCAACTGGCTGGATTTGTGTCGCCGGTTTTGCCGTGAATTTTTTGATATCGCCGCTGGCTGCTGGGGTTGGTGTGGATATACCCCAGGCTGAAACCGCCACTATGCTACCCGTACTGATGGGCATGCTTGGTCTTGGTGGACTAAGAACCGTTGAGCGGATTAAAACTAAATAAGGAAGTAAATAATGCCCTTAATAAGTCTTGATATTCCTGCTGGCATTTATAGGCATGGCACAGATTTAGAATCAGCAAATCGTTGGCGAGACGCGAACTTTATACGTTGGGAAAATAACGCTGTTCGCCCTATTGGTGGATGGCAGCAAAGAGAAAACATTGCTGTCCCAGAGTCCCCGGTTGGCATTACTATTAATGCTCCAGCCAGAGGAGCTTTGGCGTGGGTAGATAACTCTGCAAACCCTAACCTTGCCGCTGGAACTTACGAGAAACTTTGGCATATTTCAGCAAGTGGTGTGAAGACAGATATTACTCCGGCTGGCTATGTTGCAGGAACCGAAAACTCAGACCCCAATATTGGTTTTGGTGGCTATTATTTTGGGCTTGGACTTTTTGGAACTGAGCGTCCGAGCAACAGCATTGGTGCAGAAGCTACAACCTGGTCAGTGGACACTTGGGGTGAATACCTTGTTGCTTGCGCTAATAGTGACGGAAAGATTTACGAGTGGACATTAAACCCCGCTGCACCGGCTGCTGTTATTGCTAATGCTCCTATTGGCTGTAATGCAATATTGGTTACAGAGGACAGGTTTTTGTTTGCTTTAGCGCCTGGCGGAAATCCTAGAAAAATTCAATGGTGTGACCGAGAAGACAACACCGACTGGACTCCTACCGCGCTTAACCAGGCTGGTGACATAGAGCTTCAAACTTCCGGTGAAATACAGTTAGGAGTCAATACGCGAGGCAGGGCGCTTATCTTAACAACTACTGACGCTCACGTTGCAAGTTACAGTGGACCTCCTGTTGTTTACGGATTTGAAAGAGTTGGAACTGCCTGTGGTGCCATATCTCGGCATTGCGCTGTTGCAATTGATGAGGGCGCTTATTGGATGGGTTACAACGGCTTCTTTGCCTACAATGGCTCAGCCGTAGTAGAGATGCCTTGTGACGTACATGATTACGTCTTTAAAGACATTAACCGAGCAGAGCAGTCAAAGGTTAACTGCGTAGATAACAGCCAGTACAACGAATTGTGGTGGTTTTATCCCAGTGGCGGATCAAATGAAAATGATAGATATGTAATTTATGATTACAAGGAGAATCATTGGAATATTGGTCAATTGGCCCGCACTGCCTGCACTGATATTGGCGTGTTTACAAATCCAATCTGGTTTGCTCCAGACGGAAAAGTTTACAACCAAGAGTTTAATTTTAGCCACGATCAAATGCTTCCATTTTTGGAAAGCGGCCCTATATCAATTGGCAATGGCAACGACATTATGAAAGTTAACGAAGTTATCCCAGATGAAAGCAATCTGGGGGATGTGACGTTGACCTTTAAGACAAGGTTTTACCCTACTGATACAGAGTATTCTTACGGGCCTTACACGATGTTAAATCCTACTGGAGTGCGCTTCCAGGGGCGTCAAATTAGAATGCGCATGACTGGCGTTGAACTTATTGACTGGAAGGTCGGCACAATGAGAATAAATGCCGTACCTGGAGGTAGTCGATGAGCTTAGCTGAAAGGCCGCCGTCTGCGGGTAGAACTGAATACAGGCGCTGGTCTGAAAGGCTGAACGATTTCCTGGTTCGGACTAAGTCTAAGCTGGCTTTTTATGTTGCTGGAGATACGGCCCAGGACGATGGCGTTATTCTTTGGGATCGCGCCGGGTATCCTGTGGTATCCAAAGACGATCAGTGGCGGCAAATTGTCCTTGCTGATGGGTATGGTGAGTTTGCATCTTCTGTAACTTTAACTGCTGCTGCTATAAACACTGGCTACAAAATGCCTTTTAACGTTGCCTCTGCGAATGGTGGGTTAAGCCTAAACGTCAGCGATAGCACTAGGATAGATTTTGTTGAATCGGGCGTGTATTCAATTACGGGACATGTTCAAATAAAAAGCAGCAGCGCCGCCAGCAAAACTATGTACTATTGGCTTGCGGTAAACGGTGTTGCCGTAGATCACTCTGAGCGTATTACGCTACACAATAACAACGCTTATTCTCTGCTGGCCATTACAGACCAGGTAAGCCTCTCTGCTGGCGATTACATAAGCCTATACTGGGCTACTGACGACACTGATTTATGGCTAGATGCGGCTGCTGCAACGTCATTTGCGCCTGCATCGGAAGCTGTTCGCATTAGTATCACCAGATCAAGACAATAAGTGGTATAATCAGGCATTATAAAAGGTGTTTGCATGAATATAGATGATGAGCTGTCTCGGTGTCGGGAATGGATCGAAGCTGCCCTTGAATACTCAGGCGGCACACACGATTTTGACGACATTGTTGAGGGAATACATCGATTGCGATATCAGTTCTGGCCTGCCGAAAGAGGCTGCGCCGTTACAGAAATAATTGTCTTTCCAAAAAAGAAAATATTCCATGTGTTTTTGGCTGGCGGAGAGATGGATCAAATAGTGGATATGAATGATTCAGCAGCACAATTTGCAAAGGCTCAAGGATGTGATGGTATGTCCATAGCTGGCCGTAAAGGTTGGTCTAGAGTCTTAAAAAACGAAGGGTGGACTGAATCGTTCACCACATTAGCTAAGGAGCTATAAGATGAGTGGTGGCAAAGGCGGAAGCCAAACAACCGAAGCAAAAATACCTGAGTGGGCAAAAGAGCCTACGATACGAAACCTAGCAAGGGCTGAAGCAGCTCAGCAGATTGGCTATCAACCCTATATGGGGCCAGACCTGGCAGCTTTTAATCCAACTCAGACGGCTGGCTTTCAGAATCAAATTGATGCGGCTGAAGCATTTGGTTTAAGTGGCGGCGGCGCTCCTATGCAGTCTCTAGGTCAGGCGCAAGATTTTGGTGGTGTTCAGGGTTACTCTGCATTTCCTATCTTTGAGCAAGCGCAACAAGAGCTTGCAGCAAGAGACCCAGAACAGCAGGCTAAATATGACGCTTTGTTTGGCAATCAGGTTCCGGGCAGAAGCATGCCTAGTCAATTTGATACGGCACTCAGAACGGGGAGATACTAAGATGGCTGGAGCTAATCAAGGCGGAAACATCAACCAAATGGCTATGCAGGGCATTCAAGGCGGCATGGCAGGCACAGCGGCGGCAGGGATGTATCAGCCAATGCAGGTCCAGGCAGGACAACTTGCTGGCACTGATCTAAGCGCTTACACAAACCCATATGAGAACCAAGTTGTTGGACAAACTATCTCTGATATGGATAGAGCGCGTCAACAAGAGCAGATGCTAAGTGGCGCCAAGATGGGTCAAGCTGGTGCTTTTGGCGGATCTCGTCATGGCATTGCCGAAGCCGAGACAAACAGAAACTTTTATGATCGTCTTGGTTCTACAGTAGGCGGATTGCGTCAGGCAGGCTTTCAGAACGCTCAGAACATGGCCCAGCAAGACATTTCTGGACGCATGCAAGCTGACCTAGCTAATCAAGGTGCAGGGCAGCAGCAAGCTAACAGAGGTCTTCAAGCAGCTAATCAATTCGCTCAAATTGGCAACTTAGGATTTGGCATGGGCCGTGAGGTCAACCAAGACCTTATGAACCAGGGCAATATCGAGCAGCTAATGCAGCAGCAGTTGATTGACGCGGCTAAACAGCAGTTCGCTGGCTACACTGGCGCCCCGGCAGACACTATCGGATATGTGTCTCAGGCTCTAGGTTCTTCGACTATTCCACAGTCTCAAATTACGTCCAAACAGCCAGGGTTGTTTGACTACTTGTCTATGGGAACTCAAGTAGCTGGAGCGATGAACTCCGACATGCGCCTTAAAACGAACATAGAGCGCGTTGGCGAGCTTCCTAATGGTCTAGGCTTGTATACCTGGGAATGGACTGAGGACGCCAAAGAGAAGGGTCTTAGCAACAGCATGACGCTGGGTGCAATTGCTCAAGAAGTAGAGGCATTTGATCCTTCTCTGACCGTTAAGACGCCGTCTGGCTACTTGGCTGTAAACTATCAAGAATTGTATAGAGGTTTATAAGATGTTTGGTGCAGAATACGATAAAGAAGAAATGATGCGCAAGATCGCTGAAAGCGCAAAAATGTATGACCCGTCTGAACTGATGGGCATGACTGTTGCTCCAGGCGGAATTGATAACATCAAGGCAGCTATTGAAACCACTCAGGCTCCTGCGGGGAATCTGATTGGTCTAACACCAGGTGCAGGCGTTGATAATGTCGCTGCTACTATTGCAGATATCGGAAACTCCCCTGACCTTGACCCAGCATTTATAGAGGCCTCAAAAGGAGCTGCTGAAGAAGCTGCTGGCGGAATGTCTTTAGATATGAAGAAGCTTGCATCAAGCATGGCAGCTACGCCTATGATGCAATTTGACGCTCCGCCTCTACCTCAAGCAAAGCCTATGGGCTACACGCCCATGCAAGGAAATAGAACACAAGCTTTGGGTGGCGCGGCTGACAATATGGGCTTGATGGAACTGATTAAAAGAGCCCAGCAAATGGGCAGAATGTGAGGGTTGTTTGATGGCTGGAATACTTGATAGCTTAATTGAAAAAGAAAGACAAAAACGCGCTGACGAGGCGATGCTTCAGCGGTCCTCCCCTATGCCTGTAACCTCTCAAGATGTTCCGGGGATACTCAGCAACGCTAATGCTATGGGGCAAATGGGCCAGGATGTAATGTCTCAGCCTCAAATGTCTCCTTTAATCCCTGCAAGCCAGCAGCCCCAAAGAGCGCCAGAAGCACCAAAGCCTCCGGGCTTTTTGTCTCGCCTTGGGACTTCTTTAAGAGACCCTACAACCCTTGCTGGTTTGTCTGCTGCTTTTAACTCGATGACGCTGAATCCCAACCAGGCTCTTCAGCAACGCGCTAGTGACATGATGGCGGTAAGATCAGCTACTAAACAATCTAACAAAACTGTTGAATATCTTCGGGCGCAGGGGCG